TCTCCCCGGAGCCATCCCGTTGATGTCCCATTCATGTTAAAACGAGACATGACGGTATTGTAAAGCAGGTGCATCTGATCGGCGACCTTCTGGATCGCCACGGGATGAGCCGCCACCTCCGCGAAGGTGTCATAGCTCGTCACCTTCACGGCATTCGCCCAGGTCGAACCGTTATCGTCGCTTGTGGAATAATAGACATTCGTGAGTTCTTCGCCGTTCTCGCCCGTGTCCTCCAGGGCATCGAACCAGAGCCACAACTGGCCCGTCGAGATCTCCATGAGGGAGGGGTTGCGGAGCTTGTAGGTCGTGTCGATCCCGCCGATGGAAAGGGCCGACTCGGCCGACCAGGTCGCGAAGTCCGCGGAGGTGCGCTTGTAGATGTAATAGTTCGGGTCGTCGAATTTCCCGTAGACGATGACATAGGAATTCTCGCCGAGTGTCCGGACCCAGGGATGGGATGTGAAGATGGTGTTCGCCCAGTTCGCGATCTCGGCGTTCGAGACGGCGGTCCCCGTGACCGTGATGATTCGGCGCATGAGACGGTAACTGCCGCCGTAGTTGACGAGATAAATAAGGCCGATATTCCCGCCCGTCAGCTCGCAAAGGGAGACGGAGAGGACGGGGTTCGGGTCCACGGAATAGAGGGAGATATTGACGAAGGAGAATTCCGTCCGGGCCGTGTCGGTGTAGAAATAGGTGATCCCGTCGGCGTTTCCGTCCCCGGGACCGTAGATGTAGGCACCGGCCAGGCGCCCCGAGGAGTGCGTGATGACGGCGGGCCCGGCCTCGTTGTAGGACTCGTCGGCCAGGAACTGGCCGTCGAATGGGATGTCGGCGGACATCTGCGACGAGACAATCTCGACGAGGGGACGCCGGGTCTGCAATTCCTGGGCCGCCGCGATTTCCGCTCCGAGGGTCCGCGCCATATCAGCTCCCCACGACGGCGAGGATGAGGAGGGTCATCCGGACGTTCTTCCGCGTCTCCGAAACGGTGACGCCTCGGCCCCGCCAGTAGTCTCCCGTGAGGGAGGTCATCTCCACGGTGAAGGTATTTTCCGTCACGCCGTCGTTCGGGTCGAAGGTGACGGGGGCGTCGGCCTTGAAGATCGTGTCCAGGGCCTCGAACTCCGAGGCGTCCATGACGGGCCATTCGAGGAGGATCTCCTTGCCGATGATCGTGGTCCCCCAGGAGAAGTAGGCGACGGACGAGTAGGTCTGCTTGTGGGCGCAGGACTTGTCCGCGCGGACCATGGTCATCCGCATGGGGTCCAGCGTGCAGGTGTGCGTGCCGATGACCACGTTTGCCATTTAGCTGTACCTCCTGATCACCCGGTGGACCGTGTCCTCGACCTCCGCGCGGAGCTCGGCGGCCATGCGGTTGTTCTTCTCGGCCACGGTGATGGGGCCGACGCTGATGGTGAGGCTCTCCCGCGCCGGCGCCGACTCGACGCCGAGCCTGCCGCCGGGGAGCCTCTTGAGCGGCATGATGGCCTCGGGGCCCTTCTCGCCCATGAGGCCGGTGCCCCCGGCCATGGGGAAGGCCGCCGGGCGGTTCACGACGGCGCCTTCGGCGAAGGGGATCACCCGCCCGCCGGAGAAGGCCGCGCCCCTGGCGAAGAACATCCCGCCTCCGCCACCGGCCAGGCTGAAGAGGCCGCTCCCCAGGCTCATCGTGCTGCGGAGAAGAAGCCACTCGACGATCATCCGCGACACGGCGTCCGTGAAGGTACGAAGAAGCGAATCGGAGAAGGAGCGCCAGTAGTCCTCGAAGGACTTCATCTCGCCCTTGACGCCGTCGAAGAGGACGTCGGAGAGGGTGTCGCGGGAACGCTCCGAGAAGGTCTTGAATATGTCGTAGCCGACCTGCCCCCAGGTCAGCGTGTCGCGGCGCATCTCCTCGAGGCCCGCCTGCCATCCCTGGACGAACTCCTCGGAGGACTTCCCTTTCTTGATGTTCTCCTTGATGATCTCCTGCCGGGCCCAGACGGCCACGGCCACCTCGTCGACGCCGGCCTCGCGGTAGCGTGCAGCCTGCTCCTCGATGAGCCTCACGGCGGCGTCGTAGTAGCTCTTCTCGTAGCCGCGCAGGTCCTCGTAGACGTCGCGCTCCATCTGGAAGCGCTCCAGGGCCTGCTTTTTCATCCGCTCGAGGTAGTCGGCGTTCTCCTTCTCCAGGCGCTCGAAGCGCTCCATCTCGGAGAGATAGAGGTCCTCTTCCTGCTTCTCCCGCTCCTTGACCATGTTTTCGAGGTATTTCGCGTTCTCCTTCTCCAGCTCCTCGAAGAGGCCCATTTCCTTGAGATAGGCCTGCTCCTGGATCTTCTCCATGTCCTTCGCGAACTTCTCGGCGGCGAGCTTCGCGGCCTCGGCGGCCGCCTCGGCCTTGCGCTTCGCCTCCCGGGCGGCGGCGGAGGCCAGGTCGAGATCCTCCCTCGGCGCCGTGATCTTCTGCCGCAGTGTCACCGTCTGCTCGAGCGGCGCCCCGGTCCGCCAGTCCTTCCGCCCCGCGGCGACGTCCTGGAGGTTTTTGAAGGCGTCGGAGGCGGCGTTCACCTTCTTCGGGAGGCTTCCGATATTTAAATCGACTTTCGCGAGCTGGTCGTTGATGACATAAAGGGCGGCCACGAGCGCCCCGGCGGGCGTCGAGCCGAAGAGCATCCGGCCGATGAGCCCCGCGCCGGCCGCGCCGATCACCCCGCTCGGAAGCGCGTTGTAGAGATCGACAATCATCCGCATGGCCTGCAGCGTCTTCGCGAGGGCCTCCGGCAGGTTGCGCCCGGCCTCGATGGCGGCCTTCGCCATGCTCTTCGAGATGTCCTGCAGGGCCCGCTGGGCGTCGGGCTTTGAGATCTCCTTCTGGAATTCCTTCATGACGTCCGTGGCGGTCTCCACGAGCATCGCCGTGGCGGGGTTGAAGGCCTCGCCCATCTTTACCTTGAAGTCCTCGAGGTAGCGCGGGAAGGAGGTGAGCTGCTTGCCGGCGGTCTGCATGGCCGCCTCGTAGGTGCCGGCGATCTTCTCCCCGGCCTCGAGGACGGTATTCATCCGGATCTGCGCCTTCTCCGATTCGCTGAACGACTCCGCCGTCCTGCCGAGCTGCTTCGCGACCTTCTGGTAGCTCTCCTCGAACTGGACGTTGATGCCGATGGTCCGGAGCACGCGGATGTTGGCCGTGTGAATGCCGTGGATCAACTGTTCGAAGGCCTGCGAGGAGTTCATATTGCCGATGACGGCCGCGTCCTGGGCCACGCGGGCCAGTTGCGTCGCGTAGGCCAGGTCGAGCTGCGCCTGCGCCATGACGGTCAGGGAGTGGCGCGACTCGATCATCGAGATGCCGGACTTCTGCAGCCCCTTTGCGAACTTGTCCATCTCGCTCGCCGTGTAGCCGGCGTTTCGGCCCACGACGTTCATGACGATGCCCAGGGTCTCGTAGCGGGCCCCCATGACGGCGACGTCCGCGACCTTGTCCACGGCCGTCTTCACCGTCATCCAGGCCGCGGCAATAGCCACCGTGGCGGCTATCCAGTGGTTTTTGATGCCGTCGATGACGGATTTCTGCGCCCCGAACTGTTTTTCGTGCAGGGCCTTGAGCTGGGCGTTCTTCGCCTGTTCGGCCCGCAGGATGTCGTTCGCCGTCGCCTGGGCGGAATTGCGGATCATGTCATAGGAATTCTGGATCTTCGCCCGCATGAGGTCCATCTCGGCGGACGACTTGACGCCCAGCTTCCTGAAGTTCTGCTCGATGTTGAGCGTCACTCTCGTGGCGTCCCTGAGCAGTTGTTGCTGGGCCTTCGTGTAGCGGCTCGAATCGAGGTCGAGCTCGGCGAAGATGGTTCCTACGGGCTTTCCCTTTGCAGCCATCAGCCGTTCTCCAGGATGTTCCTGATGTCATTCTTGCTCATGTTGAGCGCCGGCCGGAGGAACTTTTTCCCGGCGTACTCGACGAACCGGGCGTAGTAGACAAGGTAGTTCCCGGCGTAGATCCGCACGTTCCGGCTCCGGGCGATCTCGGTGCCGAATTTCTCTTCCTTCTCAACGACGCGGATGGAGCGCTTCAGGGCCCCGGCGTCCCGGGCCGTCCAGGGCTGCCCGGCGTAGGGGCCGGAACGGTAGATGGGCCTCGAAAGCGTCCCCACGGGACACTTCGCCCGGGCCCGGTCGGCGACGAGCTCCGCCGCCTTGCGGAGCCTCTGCATGCTCGCGGCCATGATCTCGCCATCCCACTTCTGCGGGTTCCAGTTACTGACCCTCATCCTTTTTCTCCCTGAAATGATGGAAGAGCCGCCGCACGCGGTTCAGGCACGCCTTCTGGTCGCGCACCCTGTAGAGATCCATCACGATCTTGACGGCCGGGATGGAGAGATCGGCCACCTGGCCGGCACCGACGGTGATGACCTGCCTTCTCGCGAGCATGTAGACCTGGGCCACCTCTTCGTTCTCCTCCATGAGCTCCACCCGGCAAGTCTTGCAGGGGGGCTCGGCCGGCGGGATTCTGCGCCCGTACATTTCGCGGCAGTCTTCGCAGCGCGGGGCGAGCTCGTCGGTCCACTCGACCCACTCGATCAGTTTTTTTCGGCGGCCTCCGCCCTCATGGCGTCGTCGTCGGTCAACTCTTTGAGCTTCTCCGCGACGAACTTCGCGAATTTCGCCGACCGCGTCATCAGGAGGACCTTGTTCGCCGTCGTGCAGGGGATCGACTTGCCGTTCTTGTCGGAGAACTTCTCCCACTTGACGATGCAGTGGTCCCAGAAAAGCTCGTTCTGGAGGTCCTCGTCCGTCTCCTCCCAGGCGACCCGGGCGACGACCCCGTCGACCTTGGCGATCTCCGCCTGCTTCGTGACCGTGCGGGCGCGGATCCGCCTGTGGTCGTCGGGCGAAAGGACCCGGAGCTGGACCCTCCCGCCGCCTTCCATGTCGAACCAGACGCCCTGCTTTTCTTCGAGATCGAATACCGTCATGGATTACGAGCCGACCCTTTCCATGGCCTTCCCCGAGACCTTGCACTTGAACGCGCAGGTTGCCAGGCCATTCTTGATGAACTTGATGGGCTGAACTTCCGTCAGGATGAGCTCGCCGCCGGCCCCCACCCGCCAGAAGTGGTCCGTGTCCTCGTAGAAGTAGAGGTTCGTGAGGCCCACGTCCGAGGTGGCGAGCGAGTTCAGGAGGACCTGGCCGTTCGTGTCGTCCGGGTCATAGTTGCCTGAAAAGGTGATCTCGCCTGCATCCGCGATGCCCGCGTTTTTCCATTTCTTGACCGTGTCGCCGAATGCGGTGTTTTCCACCACGTCAGGCACGAAGCCGCTCATGGACCATTCCCCGATCCCGGCGACCGTCACCGAGCCGTACATGACTTTTGCAAGCCGTCCACCGATTGATGCCATTTCTCATACCTCCGCAATGTAGTTTTATGCTGCCTGTGACTTATCTCTGGGAACGCCGAGGACCGTCGAATCGATTCTTGGCGCTTCCGGAAACCGCTGGTGGAGCCATTTGAACCGCGCCTGGAAATCCCTGTCCGGAAACCACGTGAAGGGCCGCATGCAGTAATGCTCGGCGAAGGCGTCGAGGATCCACGCCGTGCCGCCCAGCTCCCAGGACTGGAGGACCGCCATCGTCCCGTAGAGGTCGAAGCCGTCGAGCGTCTCGTCGAAACGGAAACGCTTTTTCAAATTCACGATGACGACGCATTCGTCGAAGCACGAGGCCGGGTGCGGGAATGCGTGCAGGTCCGTTGTGTTGAAGTGCGGGGCGATCCGCATGTCGTGGAGCTTCCCGCAGATATTGCCCTCCAGGTCCTTCCCGATGATTCCGGCTACGATCCACGAATCGGGGAGTTGCGCGACCTGGTCCCGGACCTGGTCGACCCAGCCCTGCCGGAAGTGCATGTCCTGGTGCGCCAGGACCCCGATCGCGGCGCCTTCGTTCTCCATGCGCCGGAGGAGGCGGTTCAGGCCCTGCGTGGCGCTCACCGGGTGGTGGATGATGTGCGCCTTGCCCTCGATTTCGCTCTGGCGGAAGCACATGTCGAGCCGCCGGATATCGTTGACGAGGACCCCGAAGGCGATGGGCGGACGGCGGTCCAGGTACTTACGGCAGATCATCGGGGCATTGCAGTTTTCCTGCGTCCAGTTTTTAAGCAGGCCAGAATCGCGCGGGTCGTACTTCGAGAGCTCCGCGTCGATCCACTCCCGCGTGACGGGGCGCCTGTAGCGACGTCCCGAGAAGTTGTGGCGGGCAAACTCCGCGACGTTCTCGATCGTCACGTAGCCGTCGCCGAGGGGGCCGATGTAATGACGGTTATCGGCCACGAGCACGGGCTTTCCCCGCATCATGGCCTCGAGGGCGCCCCGGCCGAGCGAAATGACCAGGTCGGCCCAGGCGATCTGCTCCTCGATGGGCCTTTCAAGATCGCTTATGCGTAGCTCGTAGCGGCCGGCCAGGTACGCGAATGGGTCTTCCTTCACGGGTTCCCGGCGGATCACGAGGATGCGCCGAAGCTCGTCCCCCGGCTTTGCCTGATCCATAACCGGAATGGGCTGGGGGACGACGTCGCTTTCGATACCGCGAAGGAGGTTCGCCTGGCGCACCTCCTCGCTCACGGCGATGTAGCGTTCCGCGCCTTCAATCATGAGTTCGTCCCCGATGAGGCCGTGGGCGATGAAGACCTTCCGGGCCGTATGCTGCCTTATCGCCTCGAAACGCTCCGGATGGCTGCAGAGGATCAAATCGAAATGCTCCGCGGCGCGCTTCCCGGGGTCCGCCGTCGCGATAACCTCGTGGCCCAGCTCGGCGAGCGTGTCGGCCACGCAGCGCATGAAGCGACTCGAGCCGCCCTCGCGGGCCGCGCCGGAGATGTATCTTGCCGTGACGAGTATCCTCATTTGAACTGCTCCCTCTCCTCCGCCGTGGAGTCCCAATCGTCCCGCGCCATGGACGCCTCTTCGGGCGTCCTCAGCGAAAAGGAAACGAATATGCGATCCTCATCGCCCAACTGCGTGTCTTCAACCCACTGCAAGGCGATCCATTCCGCCCGCGTTATCTCCGATAATTTTTTCCGCCTTTCCATCTCAAACCTTCTGCGTGACGATCCAGTAGTCGACCGCCCAGTGGCGGAGGCCGACGGTCCCCGCCGGGGTCGTGATTTCATCGAACATCGTTGTCAGGATCTGCCGCATCATCACGATGTGATAATGTCCCGTGATCGCAAGCTCGCACCAGTCGAAGAGGGTTTTTAAATCCGCATAGAGGTCCGTGATCTCCGACAGGCCCTTCGAGATCGAGTAGAGGGAGAACTGGATCACGACGTCCTCCAGGGAGTCCTTGAAGGTGTCCGCCTGGGCGTCCGTGACGATGGAGAAGACCACATAGGGGTACTCGCTCCCCTGCGGCGCCTCGTCGAAGAAGATGCGCCCGCCCACGTCGGCGGAAAGCGCCGAACCCGCGGTCTTCGTCATGATGGCGGTGAGGAGATTGTTCAAGACTCTTCCTTTTCAACGAGTTTATATTTCTTGATAATAGTTGAAGCAAATATCACCCCATTTTCCTCTGGATAAAGTTCAGCTTCAACCTTAACAATTTCATCTACTTCAAAATAAATAACGAGTTTTCGGCAATGTTTAAGGCCGAAAGCGTTACAAATTTCTTCTCCAATATTCATAGAGCTTATTGCCATTTCACTCCGCCTCCCTGCACATGATATCCAGCCACCGGTGGGCCATGTTCGGGTCGATGACGGATACGATGTTGAAATACCGGCCCCCCCATGAAATGCGCCACGAGGCTTTCAGGACGGCCCGGTAGCGAATTCTTATCCGGTGGGTGATGGTCATGCCCGTCTGCGCCGCCTGGATCGTCTCGGAAGCCGACACGGGCCAGATGGCCGCCCAGACCGTCGCCGCGTCGGTCCAGGTCACGGTGAAGCCCCCCATGCCGTCGGGCGCCTTCGCGGGGGCCTGGAGCGTCACCCTGTGCCTTATGTCTCCTATCATCTCAGAACCTGTTTAAAAGGCCGGACCCCGTAAAGGAGGTTGAACCGGGGTCCGGCGCGCTGCAGGAGAAGAAGGGTTTACTTTCTCCCCGGGTTTATCGGATCCTCACGTATTTCACGGCACACGCTTTAAACCGCCGACCGAAGCCGGAGCGGCATAATACCTTATACCGAAAGGGATATTGCTGGTCGCCTCTGCTGTGTTTGACCATGCGATGCTGGATTCCCCGACCGGAGCCGTTTCCCCTGTCATATAGCGCAGGGCCTTGATTCCTATGAACCATGCTCCCTCGGTCGTGAAGGTTACAGTCGTCTGCGTCGCCTCGGTTTCGAGGCCATAGGGCGTGCCGTCGCCCGTCGCGCCGATGCGCAGGTAGAGCTGGTACCGGATCACGTCCCCGGCAGGCACGGCCGTGCCGTCCGAAAGGGTTGTCACGGGGTTCCACGCGACCGTCGCCTGATTCGTCGTGTACCAGGTCTGCGCCTGCGCGTTGACGGCGCAGGCGAGGATGATGAAAAGAACGATGCAGATTATTTTTTTCACTTGTCTTCTCCTTCCCCTGTTTCGGATTTCAGCCGCTCACTTGCCGCCTTCCGCTCGCGGAACCACTCGAGCCACCGGCCGGTGAATAGCCCGGCGATGAGCTCCGGGATCTTGTTCGAGCCGACCCAGGGGACCCGCTTCGCGATCCAGCTCATGACGAAGTAAAAGCCCCAGACCAGAAGCGGCATGGCCTCGGGGTTCGCCCGGGCGACGTTCGAGTAATACTGCCGAAGCCCGTCGAAGAACCAGTCGATCCTCGGCACGGGCCAGTTCGCGGGATTGAAAAGTTCCATCACTCACCTCACACCAGTTTCACGGGATGCTTCCACTTGTCCCACTTGACGATCTCCCCCGGCCAGAGCGCCACGCCGGAGCCGCCGAAGACGATATGGACGTACTCGCTGCAGAAGAGCTGCCGGGCCGACGTGCTGACGCGGCTGATCAACTGCTTCGCGATGGAGAGGAAATCGTATTTCATGCCCCAGAAGCTCGCCGCCGCGATCCCGAGATCCGTCCGCATGGGGTTGTATTCGTCCTTGAGCGGATACCACCAGACCTCGCCCCTGTATTTCTCGAGCTTGCGACGGAGCACGCAGGGGTAGACGCCCTGGGCGACGGCCTCAGAGGTGAAGCGCCTGCGCTCCTGGCCCTCGTACTCCGACATCCGGACGATGAGGCCGACGTGGCTGAAGGGCTCCTTCGTGACCCAGCAGATGGCCTTCCCGATGGGACCGGAGCTCTTCCAGGCCAGGAGATCCCCCGTCCGCATCTCGTCCTTGACGCAGTTGTAGACGCTCAGGTCGTTCATTCACATCACCAGCATCCGGGCGTTCACGCCGTCGCGGAAGCCCTGGAGGATGATCTTCATCTGTGGAAGATCGATCGCGGGCTTGCCGCCCGGGACTTCCGTGAACTGTATCTTCTTCGAGATGAATAAGACGTTCGCCTGGACGAGCGGGTCGTTTCCCGTCGTCTTCAGGAGCTTCGCCACCGCCGCCTGAAATGCAGTGTTCATGGCCTCGGCGGAAGTCCCGCCTTCGAGGGCAAGCTCCAGGATGGCGATCTCGGATTTTATTTCCTCAAGTTTGCCGGGGTATTTCTCCGCGACGAGATACCCGGCGTTGAAAGCGGCCAATTCAAGCCCGAACTGGCCGGTGTTGTCGCCGATCTGGATCCCCGCGCAGCCCGCCAGGAATAAAGCCGCGAAGAGGATTAAAAGTGCCTTCTTCATTTCTTCTCTCCCTTCTTGATTTCTATTTCGTCCACCTGGAAGAGGTAGCGCATCCATTTATTGAGATAGACGGCGATCGTTCTTGCGTCCTCGTCCACGACGATCCGGCTCTCGGCGTCCCGGTAGTCGATCCTGTCGCATCCCGGCACCGGCATGTCACGCCCTCCCGTAGTCTTTGGCGCAGAGGAGCACCTTGTCGATGTAGGCCTGGTTGATATATTTCCCGCCGGCGCCCTTGATCGGCTTGCCGGAATTGTAGGCCGCGATCCCCTCGACGGGCCCGTAGCGGTCGATCTTTTTCTTGAGGAAGATGCAGCCGTAGTCGAGTTGAATCGCCGGCAAGGCCACGATGGCGGTAATCCAGCCCTCGTATCCGAGCTCCCTGAGCACCGCCCCCATCACCTGCATGATCCCCCAGGAGGTCTTCTGGAGCGCCTTCTCCGTGGCGAGCGAGCAGTCGTAGGGCCGCACCTTCGCGGGGTCCACGAGCCACTTCCACCGGGGCTCGTAGCGGCACACCCAGGGGCGAAGACCGCTTTCCGCCATCGAGACGCCATAGACCACGGCGGCTTCCAGGCCGTAGCGCGCGGCCTTTTCCCCGATGAGGCTCATGATTTCCGCTTTCGTCGTCACTGCAACACCTTCAGGTAGACGAGGACGCCCCGGCCGATGTCGATGAGGAGCGCCACCAGGGTCACGATGACCCAGGTCTTGATCGTGGAGAGCTTGTCGTTGAGGCATCCGACGTTCTTTTCCATGCTCCCCATTTTCTCGGCGGCGGCCTTCAGCGCCGTGTCCATCCGCGCCGCGTACTCCTCGTGGATCCGCTTGCACATGTCGTAGGTCATGTAGTTATTTTCCAAAACACCCCCCACTGATCACACGGCATTGTCCCAGAGACGCTCGCCGATCAAAAGCCGCTCGAGGAGGTTGTCCTCCATTACGGACTGGCCGACAACATTCTCGCCGCGCGACTCGTAGAGCTTCGCGCAGAGCCGTTTCACGCCCGCCTTGATCCTGCGGGGAACCAGCGCCGCCGCCGTCCAGCCGCAGACGAATCGGATCTTGATCGGTTTTGAAGGATACAGCTCCGAAACGGGCCAGGAGACGCCGTAGGGAAGGACGATCCGCCCGCACTGCTTGCCGTTCGTCTCGACGATGTAATCCGTCCCCGTGGTCAGGGTGGTCTCGGTGCCGTCCGTGTCCTTCCAGGTGATGACCGGGGCCGTTCCCACGCCATTCTGGAGGTTCCCGTAGGGGAGCCGGATGTAATCCGTCTCCGGCCAGGCATCGAGGAAGTAGTCCCATGTCTGGGTCAGAAGCGCCCTCTGGGTCAGGTATTCCACCTGCTCCCTGGCTTCGGTGATTGCATCGGTCAGCCAGTCGTCCTCCGCGGTCGTCGCCGCATTGACGATCACGTCGGCCCCGAACTCGCAGGCCGCGACGAGCACCTGCGCCGCGACACGGATATACTGCTTGATGCCGCCGTAAGCCTTCTCCTGGACGGCGTTGTCGTTCGTCGCATCAACCTGGGTGAAGGCCCCGGATGTGACGTCCGTCCAGGTCGTGCCGTCGTCGCTCTCCTGGATCTTCGCATCCACCGTGCCGCCGGCGCCGACCGTGCCGGCATTCAGGTTAACGACGGCCGTCTTCCCCAGGACGTCGACGGCGGCACCCAGGAGGTAGTAGCCCGTCGCGAAGGTCGGATAGGCCGCGCCCTGGTCGGCCGTGTCCGTTCCGTTCGAGAGGATCTCGCCCAGGGTGAAGGCCCCGGAGCGGTCGCGGACGATGTAGGTCGTCGTGGTGAGGACCTGGACGATGACGCAGGTCTCGTGGCTCGTCCCGCCAGTGACCGTCTCGCCGGCGGACCAGCCCGCCCCGCCGGGGGCCACGTCGAGCGTCATGAGCTCGTGGATCCCGTGGCTCCCCGGAAGGATGGACTGGTAGGTCGTCAGGTTCCCGGCCAGGGTTTCCGAATCCAGGCGCAGGTGCGTCTTCAGCTCCGCCAGCGTGATCGGCTCAATCGTCGGCGCGGTCACCAGGACCGCCTGTCCGAGCGAACTCAAGTCGGCCATGATTCAATCCCCGCGTTATCTCGTCGCCTGCCAGATCTTGATGTAGTCGACGTTCATCGTGCCGACGCCCGCGCCGTCATGCTTCGTCAGGAAGGCCACGGGCTGCACGAGCGGACTCGCGATGTCGCTCATGTCAACGCCGGCAGCCGGGGTCACGTCGACCCCGTCGATGTAGAACCGCACGTTCGAGTCGTCAGTGAAGTCGATCCGGTAGACGTGGTATGCCGCGGCAAGGACCGTAATCCCGGTCGCCGCCGCCGTCGTCTCATTCGTCCCGTCGTCGGCGTTGATGGTAACGGCGCCGCCTCCGTCGAATGAAAAGACGCAGTGCTCGGCATAGTCGTCGGCGGAGGATATCTGCTGATCGTCGACCAGGGCCTCGCCGAGCACCCCGATGTGGCCCTCGGCGACAAGGGTGGGAAGGACGGCCAGGTTTACGCGAAACTCGACGATGAGCCCCTTGGAGATATCCCATCCGAGCGCGTTGCCCTGCCAGCCGATGCCGGCTTCCTGCTGCGTTTCATTGGCTGCAAGCGTGAGTACAACATCCGTCACGCCGGATGCATCCGCACTCAGGGCCTGCGTTGCTTCATTGGCGTCGTTGTAAAGCCAGACGTTGGTGTCGTAAGCCGCGCCGATGAAATCATCGAAGAAATACCGCGGCGCGAGGGGTAACACCGTCTCTTGCGTGCTTCCGTCGAAGAACGCGAGTTGACCGCCTCTCCATTTCGATTGTGTCATTCCCATTTTTCACATCTCCTTTCACTGGCTTCCGCGCAGTGCCGCCATCCCCGGGGGCGGATCGGTTGAATTGTTACGCCCAGACCGGCGTGGGCTTTCCCGGATATCTCTCCTTGATCAGCTTGTCTCTCTCGGCAAAGAATATCCGCCTCGACTCCTCTGCCGTCCTGCCGACACACTTCGGCATGACGATTTTTTTGAGGTCCGGGCCGTACTCGAAGCCCCGGACCTTGTTGTCCATCCAGATCTCGAACTGGTTGTTGACCGTTGCCACCCTTTCATTTTCGAGCCGCGTCACCCTCTCTTCCAGGGCCAGCAGACGCTCTTCAATGTCGGGGCCGATTCCCGCGTCCTTGTTTCTCGCCATTTTCAAACCTCCGAATCATAGGCGGTTTTTGGGAGGAACCGCCGAAACCTCTCAAGGGTTAAGCAAGGCAGGATTCAAGGCCTTTGCTCGGATACCTGGGGGTGAGGATCGCCATGACGATCGCCTGACCAGTTGCGTTCGTGAGATCATCGTCGAAGGAGATGTTCAGCCATTCTTCCTGGTTCGCGACATCCATCTCGCTCGCCTCAACGTATACGAGCAGGGTGTAATTGTCGTATGTACCATGGGCCACCGACAGGTAGGGAACCGCTTCCGTGGTTGCGGCCCAGGTCGAGTAAACGTCCGCATTCGCAGTACCCATGGCCGCGCCGCCAAAGGCGTACCGGAAGGGGATGTTCGAGGAGTAGGCCCCCTCGGTGGCCCCGGACTGCACCCTCACATAGTGGTTGGCAGTACCGAGGTCTACGTAATGGACCACGAACAGGCAGTCGTGGTAGTTTTTCATGTTGATCCCGTCAGACGGGTTCGTGGCCGCATTGGCGATGTCGATATCTTCGGCCAGCCACACGATCTTTTTTTCTTGTCCGAGATTCATTGTCTATATTCCTCCTGTAGGATTACGCGCTGTTGATGGTTACCGGGCCGCCAGGGTGACGAAGGGGGACTGCGTGGCCGTGGTGGCCTGCTCCGGCGTGAAGACCTTGCTCCACGCGGGCTGCCCGTCACACCTCATCACGAAACGGTAGTAGGTCTCGTCGGTGATGAAGGCGTAGTGGATCGAGGTCGCCTCCTGAACGCCGCCCTTTTCGATCCAGAGGTACTCGCTGAAGTCGGCCAGGATGATGTCGCCCACGTCTCCGAGTTTGCTGCAGTGGTTGCAGGGGATGACCGGGCGCCCGAAGAGGGTCCCGTAGGGGGCCGCGCTGGCGCCGCCGGGAGGCATGTAGACGGGGGATCCGCCGACCCCGACGGTGATGCCCATCTGATAGAGCTGCGGCTCGATGCTCTGGTTGATCAGCCAGATCGCGTTCGTGCGGCTGTCGGCGAACATCCTCGACCACATGTTGACGATGTTCGCGTAGACGACCGTGTCCGCCAGCTGCCCGAGTTCGGCGTCCACCGTGACCAGGGCCCCGGAGTTCAGGATGCCGAGAGGCTGTCCGGCGCCGACGCCGCGGATAACCTGCTTTTCCGCTTCCTTGACCAGGGCAAGGTTCGAGCCGGTGCGGATGAAGGCCTCCAGCGTCACCTTGTCGTTGAGCAGTTCGTCCGTCGTGGGAACGACGACGGCCATCTTCTTGAGCTTCAGGACCATCTCGCGGAACTTCGGGGAGCTGGTCGACTTCGTGCCCGCTTCCGCGAGCCAGTACGCGACGATCCCGCCGAACACGCCGGCGCTCTCCGTGTCGTCGGCGGCCGCGGGGATGGTGATCGAATTGCTGTTCGCCGAAATCGGCAGGCGGGTCAGCCTCGGGAGGATCTGGCCCGTCGAGAACATCCGCTTCTTGATGTCGGCCGCGTAGTCCATCTGCACGAGGAACCCGCCGTCGCTCGGCGAGCCTTCGCTCAGGCCCGCGGGGGCGCGGAGCCTGCGGTCGATGCCCTTGGTCGGGTCGGCGGCATTGCGGACGGCCACGAGGGCGTCGCCCAGGGTCGGGAACCGGTCCTCCTTGCCGGGAAGGCCGGGGAACCTCGCCTGGAGTTCGTCTATATGCGGATCGGGGTTCGGCCTGATGCCGTCGCCCATCGGTTTCGAGAGCCGGTCGCGGACCGCCGCTTCTCTTTTCTCGAGTTCGAGCTCTTCCGTGTAAACGGTCACGTCGTTCATGAACTCGCCGAAACGCTTCCGCTCCTCTTCATTGAGGTGCCGGTTTTCGGCCTGCGCCGTATGCTTCATTTTTTCGCACTCTGACATCCGGCTCTGAATCAGCCTGGTCAGCTCGATCGTCCTGTCGAGATTTCCCATATTTCCTGTCCTCCTACTTGCTCCATTTTTCTTTCATCGCTTCAAATTGTTTTTCGATTTCACGAAAGCGCTCCAGATCATCCATTGCCCGCTTTTGTTCGATCCCCGGATCGGGCAGAACCAGGCCGTCGATGATGATCCGATCCGCGCTTCTCATCCCGACAGATGTCGTCTCGTAGACCGCATAGGGAACCAGAGAAATTTCATGCAGCGTGGCCTGTGACACGTTCCGCACATACTCGCCATTCTCCAGCGTGAGCTGCGGTCTGACATCTTCGGTAAACCCGAAACTCATGTTGCTGTAATCCCCGCGCTTGATCGAGGGGAGGAGATCCTTGGACCATCCCGAATCCGGGGGGGCATTTTCGAAATGCACTCCGTCATGCTCTTCAGTCAGTTTCAGGGTCCCCCTGGAGGTCCGTCCAAAGATATATTTAAGCTCGTGATTCCAGAGCATCATGACATCCCTGCCGCTTGCGAGCGATCGCGTAAAGGCGCCCGGGAGTATCCGTTCCTTCATTTTAGGCATCCCGGGGATGGGGTTGTCGCTGAGCCGGTCATAGGGGATCGCGAGCCCCCGGAGCCGGATCATGTTGTGCTCCTCTTTCGAGTAGCCGATCAGGGAGTCGTATGACCGCCGCTCGATGCCCGATTTTTTTTGATGATCGCGAACCCATTTCTCGGCATCGGCGAGCGACCACTTTTCGACGTCGAACTGGTACGCCCGGATATGGATCGTCTCGTCGCCCCGGATCTTCCCGATCGCAGCGCGGATGCCCCCCGGTTCGTCGATTTCCATCATTGAAAGCGACTCCTTCAGGAAATTGCCGTCCGTGATCGGAATCTCGTGATATTGATTTTCAGCCATAGGTCATGCTCCTCATTCTTTGCCGCCCTTCAGGGCGATCAACTTCTGATCGAGTTGATCCTTGCCGGGGTCCGGTGCACCGAGTTCCTTCATGTTGAGCGGCGTGAGATATTCATCCCCGCCTTCGATCAATTCCATGTTTTCAAGTTCCCGGATGTCGTTGATCGAGAGCCATCCCCACTGGCGGCCGGCCATGTAAAAGGCCGTCCGGGCGGTCGTGTCCCCCCGCAGCAGGCCTTCGAGCCTGTGCTCCACGGAGACATTGTCCTCGGTTATCATCTTGTTTCGGATGGCCTGCTCGATGCGGACGCACCAGGGGCGGAACGTATAGATGACGGATTCGAGGGACTGCTGCTCGATATTATTGTTCGTCGATCGCTCCAGGTCGAAGATCATGTGAGGCGCGATATTGAACCACCGGCAGACCTCGGTGACCGTGAATTTTCTCGACTCCAGGAACTGCGCGTCCCTCGCCTGCACGGAAACGGGGTTGAATTTCATCCCCTGGCCGATAATCCCGATGAGCTGGGACTTGGAGACCCCGCCGTAGGTGCCGTACCAGTCCTGGCGGATGGTCTTTTTCGTCGCCTCGTCGACGATCCCCGGGATCTCGAGGAACCCCGCCGGCGTGGCGTTGTTGCTGAAGAAGCGCCCGGCGTACTCCTCATAGGCGAGCCCGGTGGCTATGCCCTCCCGCGCGAGGGTGATGACCGAGTAGCCGATCAGCCCGTTGAACCCCAGCCCGGCGATATGGAGGATCTCCCAGGGGGGGAATTTCACCTTTTCGCCGTTTTCCGTCATCGAATACTCGTAGACGAGCGGCCCGTTTGCGTCGGGGCGGGTCACGTTCATGCGGGAAGGGTCGAGCGGCCAGAGCGCCAGGGGCCGGCCCATCAGGTCCTGCTGGATGTGGCAGTAGCAATTTCCCCACAAAAGCACGTGCGCGAGGAGCGCCTCCCACATCTGCATCCGGGTCATTTCGGGGTTCGGCCGGGAATGAAGAAGGTCGTAGAGAGGGTGTTTCGTGTCCTTTTTCTTGCCTTTTTCGGTTTCCCGGTAGACGTGCAGGGGTAGAGATGCGATGGTTTCGCTGATTTTCCGGACGGCCGAATAAACGGGAGAGAATTTCAGGCAGGAACTTTCATTTACGCTCACGCCCGACGCCGTCGGCTTTTCGATGCGCGTGTACCAGTAATCGTCCCAGACGTCCGGCCGGGGCCGCGTTGAGGCCCTTTCTTCCTGCCCGATAAAGAAAAAATCCCGGATATTCCGCGTCAAAAACCCGCCGATCCGGGAAATAACCGATTTCTCAATCGTGTTTACCGGCATCTATCTCATGCGAGGATCACATTTTAGAAAAACGATTTTTCAGAAACTGATTTTTTCGAACTGCTTCGGTAGGTCAATGATGAAAAATAAACAGGTTTTCCGCAACGGACAAAAGCGGTCAAAATAGGACAAAAGCGGTCAGATTAGTCTTCTTCTTCCCTGCATCGCCATTTATCGGCGCATTTTTTCTTGATTACAGGGTGCCCGGCCGCGTCGCGCTTGACGGGGAGGCCCCGGTCTTCATACCGCGACGCCGTCTTTTCGCTGACCCGGAGATATTGAGCGATCTCTTTCCATCCGATGAGAATATCCGTCATGGGTCCTCCTCAGATTCCCGTTTTTAGTCCGCAATTCGGGCAAAAATCCCGGCCTTCCGTGTCTTTTTCGCACCGCTTGCACGGGATTTCGCCCGTTTCCGGCTTCACGACTTCTTCCGGCACGGCAGCCGTTTCGGGCTCAATGGCATCGATCCGTGAGATACTGCCGGGCACATAGACAAAGCGATCGGCCTCCTCCTCGAGGATCCCGCAGGCCATGGCCGCGGCCACGACCCCGTCGATCCGCCCGGTGCTCCGGCTTTTGTCGTACTTGCGGTTCTCCGCGGCGTCGGTCAGGGCGACGACATTCGCCGCGCACCAGGTCAGGCACGGGTTGCCGTCGTGGCGCAGCGTCCCCTCGATGAGTTTCGTCTCGAATATCTTGATGGCCGGACTCATGGACTGGTATCCCTGGCCGAACTCGACCATCTCCGGCAGCGTCACGCCCAGGCGGGCCTGATCCTTCTGGAAGTCTTTTATCTTCCAGCGGTCGAAGGCGATCTTCTGTGTGTTGTGCGCGCTGCAGATCTCGACGAGATCCCGGATCACGAACTCATAATCGACGGTTTTCCGGTCCAGGGCCTTGATATGGCCGGCGTCGCGCCAGGCGATGTAGGGGACGTGGTCCTGCTCCTCCTTTAGGTGAAGGCCGATGCCCGGGATCCAGAACCAGACCTTGAGCCGCCAGAAGGGATCGTCCTCCGTCGGCTGGAACATGAGAGCGAAGGCGGTGAGGTCCTGCGTCGCTGAAAGGTCGAGGCCGCCCCAGCTCTTCCGGCCGGCGAGGAGCTCGTCGGCGTAGTCCCTCTCCTGGCATGCGAACCAGGCCTCGCGCGAGATGGCGGGGTTTTCGGCTTCCGTCCAGACACAGAAGCACAGTCGCTTGACGGAGGCCATCTTCGAGGGGAGACCGCGGGCCTCGCGGATCTGCCCGCGGATGTAGTCGTGGCCGGGAAGGCCGGCGTCGAGCGATGGGTTCACCTTCGGCCAGACCGATTCGTCCTCGAGGTAGTGGTCGTCGACCAGGTCCTCTTCGTCCAGGGCGCAGATGTAGGCGAAAAATTCGTCGTTCCGGATCTGCCCCGTGGAAACCTTGACGCCCAGGTCGTGGTACTCCCAGCAGATGGATGTCTTGTCGTGGCCGCTGTTCGTGATCATGAAGGAGAGCGGCTGCCGGCGGAACTTGAAGCCGGCGCGGAGCATCTCGATCACCGTGCCGTCCTTGTGCTCGTGGATCTCATCGAGGAGGATCACGTGCGGGCGCGGGCCCGACTGGCCTTTTTTCTCGGAGCTGATGACGCGGAAGAAGGAGCCCCGCGCCGGGTGGCTTAATTTCCATCGGAGATCCCCGGTCCCGGAGGCGACGAGCAACTCGCGCAGTTTCGGGCTCTGATCGTAACAGGCGACGGCGTCGCGGAAAAGGACCATCGCCTGGTCCTGGTAGGTCGCGGCGGCGTAAACCTCGGCTCGTGGCTCGCCATCGGCCACGATGCCCTTCAATCCCACCCCGGCGGCAAGCGGCGACTTCCCGGAGCCTTTTGCCGTCTCTATGTAGGCCACGCGGAAGCGCCGATAACCGTCGGCACGGCGCCGCCAGCCGTAGATCGAACCGATGATGAAGGCCTGCCAGGGGAGAAGGATGAAGGGTTTCCCCTCGTACTGGCCGCCGGCGAGCCGCAGGTACTCCTCGAAGAAGCGCATCGACTCAGATGCTGCGCTTTTTTTCCCCTCCGCATCAAACCAAAACGGAAAGTCTGGATCTGTCTTTGATTGCTCGAGATCCTTCAGGTGCCGCCGGCACGCGCCGCGCACGAAGGGCCCCGCAAGGATCTCGCCGCGATCCACGGACTCCGCGTACTGCGTCGTCCGATCAATTAAAGACGACACCTTTTCTCCCGTTTTTACCATTCCGGCCGTCGCTCTCATCTAACCCCCGGCCCCCTTTTCCCCTTTTCTCTCATCACCCCGGTCAGTCGAAGAGCTCGTCTTTTTCTTCCTGGCCGTTTTCATTTTCCTTCAAACCGAAATTGCCGCGGTTCACTCTGGGCGTGAGGTAGAATTCCTTGCAATAGTCCAGGAACTGCTTCGAGTATTTGCGCTTCAGATCCGAGAAGGCCGATTCATTGCCTTCGTGGATCAGGGATTTTCCCTCATCCTTCGGGGCCCGCTCATTGTCGATCGCCCTATTGATATCAACCAGGCGCGAGTGAAGATCGCAGAGCTCCGCGAAGGCATCCTCGCAAAGCACGTTGAGATGCCCGCGGCTGATGACCGTCGGGGAAACCTTATCCCAGAAAGCCGCCGCCATCTCGTTCAGCCGGCGCGGGCGCCTGGTCACCAGGGGAATCTCGAGACTATCGGATCCCCGCCCGGCCTTCCGCGAGCTGCGAAGGGAATTTTCGAAGTTTTTCTTGCAGCGCGGGCTGCAATATCGCCTCCTGGCCGACCCTTCGAACTTTCCCTTGCAAAATTTACATGTAAGAATCATCTGAGTGCGTTCTTGAGTGCTATTTTAGTTTTAAACGTATTCTATATAACTTTTTGAGGGCGCTAATGCGCCCCTATATACCGCCTCGG